TGGTCGTCGAGCCAGTATTCCTCGATGGCATCGATCGGCCCCTCGACGAGGTAAACCGCGATGTAGAAGGCGCCGTTGTAGGCGTCGTACGCGACGAAGGGGCCGGACAGCTTCACCCGGCCGTAGGCGCGCCGCCGGGGCGGGAGAGCCTGCCGCGTGGCGAACTGCCGGGACGCGACCTTCTGCTTGCTGTCGGGCGTGGTCAGGGTCTGGACGAGCAGCGAGCCGCCGACGAGCGCCGTCGTGCCGACGATGGTGGAGAGCGACACGCCCGCGATGGCGTATCCCGCGATCACGGCGCCCGAGTAGCCGGCGGTGGAGGCCGCGGCGGCGATGATCGCCGCGCCGATCGCCTCAACCACGGCGCAGGCTCCAGGCGCAGAGCACGGCAAAATCCTCAATCACGATGCCGCCCTTGGTCTTGGCCGCCCAGCCACCGTGAACGCGGATCGCGGAGACGATCTGCCCGGCCGCATCGCGCACCACGCCGACGTCGCCCTCGACAGGCGTGCGGGTCTCGTTGAAGCCGGCCAGCGCCATGCAGACCTTCCACATCGTGAGGAAGCCGCCCCAGGCGCGTTCGAGCCGCAGCGCCCCGGCAGCGTTGTGATAGGCCCCGCGCATCGCGGCGGCGGGATCGATGCCGGTGGCGGCCTCGACCCAATCCGCGACCCACATGCAGCAGTCGCAGTCGGGCCGGCGGAACGGCTCGGCCATCCCGCGGTGCAGGTGGGCGATGAGGTCGGCCACGGGCTTTAGTAGTTCGGCCACGGTCGGGTGCGCTGCACGAGCGCCGCCAACTCGCGCGCGCCCTGATCGCCCGGATAGAGCTTCGACTGGCTGGCGTGGTTCAGGTAGGCGAAGGCCGGCCGGCGGCGGCGATAGAGCAGGGTCAGCAGCGAGACCGCGATGGTGGCCGTCGTGCCGTTGTCGGTGATCACCATCCGGTCCATCAGGCCGACGTACATGGCCCGCGGCGCGTCGAGCAGGTTCCACCCCTCGTCATAGTGCTGATCGAAGATGCGGGCCGGGCGCCCCTTCACCTCGGACGAGGCCGCCAGCGTCGCCGCGATCAGGCCCGGATCGACGCCCGAGAGCGTCAGGCTCGGCGCGCCGTCGGACGGCACCACAGCCTGCTCGATGTCTGAGATCTGGCCGAGTTCGCCGATGCCGCTCCAGACCGTGCCGTCAGCCGTGCGCAGCGGCCCGACGCCCTGATGCAGGAACCGGGGGGCCGACGCGAAGTCGAGGCGCACCAGCCGCGCGGCGCGCACCACGGCGCCACGCTGGAGCGCGGCGACGGTCTCAGGCATACGGGGCATGGGCTAGTTGTTCTCCCGCCAGTTGGCGAGTGACTGGCCGATGAGGCGGCGATCCTCGGCGCGGGCTTGGTCGACGTAGGCGCGCAGACCCATGAGCGCGGCCGGATCGGCGCCGGGGGCGTTTATGTTGATGTCGCCCATGCGGATCGCGGGGCGCCCGCCGGTCAGCTTGCGGTTCGAGATGATCCGGCCCGGCGAGGTCGGCACGAACCGCTCCCGCCCGCTCTCGCCGACGTCGTAGCCGACGCCCGCTTTAACAGGCCCGCCGCTCGCGCGGCCGGTCGGGTTGAGCGAGATGCCACCTCCGCTGAACAGCCCGCTGAGCAGGTTCGTGCCAGCGCCGCCCTTGCTGAACAGGCTGTCGAAGATCGAGTTGATGCCCCGGGACGCCAGCGACTTGATGAGGCGGTCGACCACCGTCGTGAGCTTTTCGCCGTTGACGATGGCGTCGGAGAACGCGTCAGCGAGCGTCGCGCCGGTCTGGCGCGCAGCCGCTTCGAATTTGTGCTGGCGGTCCTCGGCCTCGTCGAGTTGCACCTTCGCGTTGGCGTAGGCGAGCGACAGGGTGTCGACCTTGGCGCGCAGCTCGTCGGTAATGGGGAGGTTCGCCTTCTTGGCCGCCTCCAGCAGCCGGAACGACGCCTCGGCCTTCGCTACCTCGATCGCGGACTTGCCGACGGCCTCGCGCTCGTTGTCGAAGCCGCGGGTGCGCTTCTCGATCGCCTCGATCTCTTTCTGGTAGTCGTTCAGCTTCTCCTTTGAAGCGCTGCCGCCGGCTTTGCCCTTTTTCTCCTTGTCGTCCTTGACCGCGTAGTCCTTGAGCGAGATCGTCTTCGGGGTCAGCGCCTTGCGGTCGATCTCGGCGACCTGATCAAAGATGTTCTGCGGCTCGTCCTTAGCCTTCGGCTGAGCGCCGGCAGGGATGCGGGACTTGAACGCCTCCTTGAGCTTGTCGATGCCCTCGATGCCGCCGGTCTTCTTCGCCGCGGCGATGGAGGCCGCCACGGATTGACCGGTGCCGGTCGCGGCGTTGATCTTATCCTCGAGCGCCGCCGCGGCCTTCGGGTCTCCGAACTTCTCGGCCAGGCTCTTGAACGTCGGCAGGTTGCCGAAGGCCGTCGCGGTGCTCTGCGCCTGCGCAACGAGGCCCTTCAGCAACTCAATCGTGCCGGGGATCGCCTTGCCGATGCCCTCGATCGCCGCGGCGAAGTTGTTGAGGCTCAGGACCGCGCTGTCCGACGCGCCGGTGGCTTCGTTGAGCCGCCCCACCATGTCGATCAGGGCGTTGTTCAGCCGGGTGAGTGCCTGGGAACTCGTGTCCTTCGTCGTGGCGGAAAGGGCCTCGATCGCGGGCGTGCCGGCGAGGATACCGCGGAAGAAGGCCTCGGACGAGACCTTGCCGTCCTTAACCAGCGCCGTGAGCTTGGAGACGGAGCCGCCCGCCTCCTCGATGCCAGCCGCTGCCGCCTGGAGCAGGGGCCGCAATCCGTCGATCAGGGAGTTGTATTCCTCGGCCTGGACCTTGCCGCCGCCGAGCACCTGGGAGAGCTGCAGCAGCGCGCCTGACGCCTCCTGTGCCGAGGTGCCCCCGACGCGTAGCGCCAGGGCCGTCGCGCTGGTGAACCGCAGCAGCTCGTCGCTGGAAGCGTTTAACTCCTTCTGCGCGGTGGATGCCCGGCCGTAGAGGGTCGCCAGTTCCTCCAGCGGCGCGCCCTGCTTCTGCGCGATGTCGAACAGCGCCTGATAGGTCTTGTTGAGCCGATCGCCCTCTAGGCCGCCGACCTTGAGTTGGTTCTGGATCTTGGTGAAGCTGTCGGACAACTGCGTGAGGTTGCCGACCGAAATGCTGGCGAGCGCGCCCGCGATGCCGAGGCGGATGCTCGCGCCCACGCGGGACATGGCCGCTTCGATCCGGCCGGTGCTGGCGCTGACGGAGCGCTCAACATCGCGCAGGGCGGCCTCGGTCACGCCCCGCGAGCGGTTCAACTCGCGCTCGTATTTCTTGATGTTCGCCTCAAGCGAAACGACGAGGCGTTCGAGATCAGTGGCCAAGGCCGCTCCTCCGATGGATCAGCGTGCGGTGCGGCCTAAGCCGCCCCGACCATCGGCTCGTTGAGCCAATCCCACAGAGCGTCCTCTTCTTGGTCGCTGAGCGGGTCGGGCTTGTCGGGGTTCTGCGCCTTGTTGAAGCCGGCCACGTAGGCGGCGAACTGCCAGAGGCTCATCCGGCGCATGTCGGCGGAGGGGAGTTGCATCGCCGCCGCGGCCTCGTAGAAGGTGCCGAACGCCATCTTGCCGTCGGGCAGCGGGGGCGTGTCGTCCTTCTTGCTGGCCCGATGCGGCAGGGGCTCATCCTCGGCGCCCTGGAGCCCGGCACCGATGACCAGGGCCGCCACCGCGATGGCGCGCACCGCCGGCATGTCGTCGAGCCCCCGGGCGACCTCGTGCGCTTCCGACACGCCCATCCCGCCGCCGATCAGCGCCGTGCGCAGGATCGCGCGCACGTGCCGGAAGCACGCGTTCTCGGAGACGTAGAGGCGGTGCAGGTGTTCCGGCGCGCCGATGCCGGTCTCCTCCTGTAGCGCCTCCAGATCGCCGATGGCGAGACGGAAGCGGTAGGTGCTCGCCCCGAGTTCGAGGTCGATGCTGCCGTCGCGGCTCATCGGTCAGGCTGCCGGCGTCCAGACGATGGGGCCGGTGGACTGCAACTCGATCGACACGGTCGCCCGCTCGCCTCGCGTGGAGCCCTGTTCAAACGAGGTCAGGTGGAAGTTGCCAAGGTAATAGCCGCCGCCCAGCGCCGCCGTACCGGCACGCTCGACGCGAACCGAAACGGGCTCGTCGCTGTCATAGGCGGCCTGCCACCGCCCGACAGACTCGCGAGCCATGACGCCTTCCCCGGAGATCGAGCCCGACTTGGAGACGACGTCCCGCTCGACCCAAGCGGCCGCATCTTCACTGGAGCAGTCCGGCACGGTGGTGTCGTTGGTTTCCTTCGACAGCGTCAACGACCGCTCGGTGATACCGCACGGCGCGACAAAGGTGCCGGAGTTCGCCGCGTCTTCCAACAGCACCTTAAAACCGGAAAAGGGAACAGTCGTCGCCTGGGCCATCGGGGGCTCCTTCACGCGACAAGTACATCGCCAGCGTGCCCACGCCGCCCTCGACGCCGTTCGGCAAGGCCACGATCTACA